CAAGGTGGTCGGCTATTCCAGCTCGGTTGTCAGCCAGGCGATTTCCAAGACCTACGCAGGCGACATGGCGACCGTCGAAGAACGTGTGCGCGGCGCCCTCCTTAAGGAGAAAGTCGCATGTCCGGAGTTGGTCGAGGTGACCCGCGACGAGTGCCTGAACTGGCAGAAGAAACCCTTCGCAGCGACGTCCGGGCTGCGCGTGAAAATGTACCGCGCGTGCCGGTCCGGCTGTCCCCATTCCCGGCTTTCATAGGAGTATTGAGATGGAGCTTTCCACGACCATTCGGCTGACCGAAGCGGCGATTGACCAAGCCATCACCGAGGGTCAGCCGATCACGCATAACACGATTGTGGCGATGAAAGACGCAATGCTGGAATGGGCGCAAACTGTCGAGCAGATGGAGGCGCAACACCAGTCCGATCGCGATGAGATCGCCGAGCTGCGCGTGCGCCTCAACATCCCGGAGGCGCTGTCTGACCCCAACGTCCGCTTCGAGAACGTCGTGCCGATCGACGGCGAGGTGCTCTTTGACCACGGCGTGACGTTTGGACGCAAACAAGTGATACGGCGCGTTCCGTTGGTCGGCTTTATCGGCGATCGCACCGATGGCAGCGCATCGTGAGCTTCGCCGTTCGCCTGATCATCGATGAGGTTGCCAGGGAGACGGGCATACCGGCCGACGTCATCCTGTCGGAAATGCGCACGGCCAAGGTCTCCGATGCACGTGCTCTTGCAGCCTACGTGACGCGCGAGGTGACCCTTTGGTCCTGGTCGCGCATCGGCCGGGCCTTCGAAAAGGACCACACGAGCATCATCACCGCCTACCGGAAGATCGAGAAATCGCTCGCAAGTGACCACGAACTCGCCCAGGTCGCTGAGGGTCTGATCTCAAGACTGAAGCTTGCTCATCGCCAACAGTTCCGCCCGCACGTGCGAGACGTTGTCGAGCTTGCCGGACCGATCGCAGCGGGATCGTTGCGCGCTGCGATCGGCACGAGCGCCCGCGACGTCAAGCGGCTCGCCTCAGGCGTGATGGATCTCTGGGATATCGCACTGGCTGCCGAAGTCTTCGTCCATCACATCGAGCAAAGCCGCGCGATCACTAGCGAAGAAGATCGCAAGTTCGCCGAAAACCTCGGCCGCGCCATCACCGAAACCGTCGATGAGCTGCGCAATGCGCCGCAACCCGAAGCATTGAAGGAGACCGCCTGATGCCGACCAAACGCAAAGCCCTTGCGCTTCCCGTGCCGCAGAGCCGCGATGAAGCCGTTGAACAGGTGGCACAGATCGGCGCGCTGCGCCGGCAGATCGCAGCGATCAAGGCCCGAGCAGCCGCGCAGTTGGCCAAGATCGGCGAGGCCGTTGAAGAGGCCGTCGAGCCCTTGGAGGTTGAGCTCAACGCCATGGAAAAGGGCCTGCAAAGCTATTGCGAGGCCAACCGCAGCGACCTCACCCGGAACGGCAAGGTGAAATTTCACAGGTTTGCAACCGGCAAGGTGAGCTGGCGGAAGCGCCCGGCGAAGGTGAGCATCAAGGGCGCAAAGGACGTCATCGCCCGGCTGAAGGAGCACGGCCTGAAACGCTTCATCCGCACCGAAGAGACGATCGACAAGGAGGCGATGTTGAAGGAGGCCTCGGCCGCCGAAGCCATTGAAGGCGTGACCATCAGGAGCGCGGGTGAAGATTTCGCGATCGAACCTGCCGAGGTCGAGACCGACGCCGGGAGGGCCGCGTGATGGCGCATCTCACCATCTACGTCGATGGCTTTGAAATTGGCCGTGGCATCGTCGATGAGCCGCAGTTGCTCGCCCAGGCCGTTGCACAAATGATGGAGAGCTTCGACGGACCGCCGACAGATCGTTTCTTGGAAGAGCTTGCGAGCGAGATGACGTCTGAAGACGTCGCTTGGCTGAACGAGCTGGTCTACCGGATCGAAGGTGAGGTGGAGAAGGCGGATGCGTGACTTCACCTTAGAGCAGCTCCTCGAAGCCTGGGCCACCGCCCGCGACGAGGTTCGCTTTGCGCCAACGGCCAGCCGTATCGCCGACGTAGAGCGCCGCCGCGAGAACGGAAACGCCACTATGGCGCGCGTGGTGGAGGAGCTGAAACGCCGGGTCGATCGGAGGAAAGCGTCGTGACCGACCGCGCTTCACTCATCGAGAAGATCAGGCGGCTGCGCGAGCTGACAACCGATCGCGGCTGCACTGAAGCGGAGGCCAGCGCAGCTGCTGAAAAGGCCGCCCAGTTGATGCGCGAGGCAAGCCTGTCGGAAGACGATCTGGCGATCGTCGAACGCTCGGCTAAGACCCGCATCAAGCAGCGCAGCAAGGCGGCCCGCCTATTCTCAATCATTGGGTATGTGACCAACTGTGTGGCGGTCGAAAACCCCAATGGCCGTGTGCTTTTCGTCGGCCGCGATCCAGGCCCGGAGATCGCCGAGTACCTGCTCGATGTGTGCGAGACGGCCGTGCGTGTTGAGACCGATCGTTTCAAGCAAGGCCACTTCTACAAGTCACGCCGCAAGACGGCGACGCGGCGGAAGGCCATCGCTGATTTTCAGATTGGTTTGGTGAAGCACCTTAGCCTGAGGCTCTACGAGGTCTTCAAAGACACATTGAGCAAACGCGACCGCACTCTCGCGGAACGGGTGGTCACTGAGCGCAGGAACGTCGTTGTGGTCAACAGGTCGCAGCACAAGACCTGTTTCAACGCTGCTGCCATCCAGGGGCATCTGGCGGGCAACAACGTTGGCCTCCACCACGGCGTGAAGACCGGCCAAGGCGATGTCAAGCGGATTGGGAACGGATGATGGACAGCCCAGACCGTATCCCATGCTTTGTCCCCGGCTGCCGCCGTACCGCGCCCTTCGAGAAATTCGGGCCAGGTGTGGAGATCATCTGCGGCAAATGCTGGCGGTTGGTTCCGGGTGAACTGAAGGCCAAATATCGACGCTTTCGCCGGAAGCGCCGCCAACTGGAACGGCTGGCGGCGAAGACGAACCGAACGCCAGAGTTCCCATTGATCGACCGGTTGGAAAGCGAAAACTGGCGCGCAATCAGGGCGCACTTCATTAGCCCGGACAAGCCGGTCGGGCTTGATGCGTTTCTAGAGGAGACGGGCCTATGAACACGATAGGCGCGATCCATGCCGCGCTGCGCGCACGTAGCATCGACAAGGAAGACGCCCGCGATCGGTTCGAGCGGGTGACGGGCAAGCGCAGTCTGAAGGCTATGTCGGAAGGCCAGCGGCACAAGGTGCTTGATGACCTGAATTCCGACGGTCGTAAGCCTGCTTCAAACGGCTCTCGAAAGCTTCTTACCAGCCCCTACGCCAAGAAGCTTCAGGCGCTCTGGATCGCCGGGTGGAACCTTGGCCTGGTGCGCAACCGCGATGACAAAGCGCTGCTCGCCTTTGTGAAGCGCCAGACAGGTCTAGAGCACACGCAATTTCTGCATGATGCCGAGAATGCGGCGAAGGTTATCGAGGCTCTTAAAGCCTGGCTTGCCCGCGAGGGCGGTGTGGATTGGACCGTCGACAAGATCATGCAGCCGTTTGTCCGGACATCAGGCTGCAAGATCGCCTGCGCGCAAATGCGAAAGCTCCACCCTGACATGTTGGCAGGTGACGTGCTCGATGAGGTGCTAGTCGAAGTATCGCTCCAGGTCTACCAAGGCCGAGCACCCGACCTCGAAAAGGAAGCCTCCTGGATACCGGTCATGAACGCCCTCGGCCGTCAGGTGCGGGCGAAGAAGAAGGCGGCCGCTTAATGGTCGCTTACAATTACCAGCAACGATTTTGGCCGAAGGTCCGCGACTATTCCAAGCTCCAGACCGTTCGCGCGCACCGCAAACGCCACGCGCGCCCTGGTGAACGCATCCAGAACTATGGCGGCATGCGCACCAAGGCGTGTGTGAAGCTGATCCCTGATCCGCTGTGCATCGGCGTTGAAGACATCTCCATCTGGATCGGCGGGGATGAGCACAAGCCAGTGGAAGGCATCGAGATCAATGGCTTTGAGCTGGCCGGCAAGGCGCTAACGCAGTTTGCCGTTGCTGATGGGTTCGGCGGCTATCGCGGCGACCCACTGATGATCTTCGGTCGGTTTTGGACGGAGACGCACGGCATCGGACGTTTTGACGGCGTGGTTATCAAATGGCGCGAACCGCTGCCGGGTGAGCCGCGATGCCTCGCCTAGTCTTTGAGTTCAGCTGTAAACCAAAGTCCGGTAACAGAGGACATGGACATGCTGTAGCGCGCCCGATCCGTCTCGGTACGTTGAGTTTCCCCGTCAACCTCCGCACCGGAAAGTTGAGCGACAATCGCGCCACGCCCATCCGCCGTAATGCCTGGCTCCATGATTGTGATCACATTCGCCATACCGCCAAAAAGGTGCGGTACCGACATTCCAGCGGCGCCGATAAGGACGATGCTTTCGAGCTCGCTCACTTGCGTCGGGCCGGCCACGATGTAGGCCAGTTCACCTGCGGCGGTGTATTGGCAGGTCGCCTGCGCTCCGGAGTTACACTCGCGAATGCGAAGCCCCGGTTCCGGCAGTCCAGTGCCACGGTTGGCCTCGATCATCGCGATCGCAAGCTCATCTACTTTTGGCATCTCTTCGGCAGAGGTTGGCAACGAGCCAATCAAGACCATAGCAACCGCAGCAAACCAACGAAGCATTCTAGTATCTCCCGCTTTCTATTCTTAGAGAGCCTAGCGCGGCGCCGTTCTATTGGAAAGTCCGCTGCATGACGGACGTTCCATCCAAACCCGTCCAGGCCTCCGACCACCGCTACGAACTTCTGCCGCCTGGCACACGGGAAGTCGCCGATGCGATCGGCGTCGACGCCGCTCTCAAGCTCGTCGAGGCGCATGGCGGCACGCGCATCTTCATTCCAGCGACATGCGACAAGGATCATTGGTTGGCTCAGCTGCTCGGCCATAGGGTCGCGGTAAAACTCTGCGAAGCCTACTCTGTCGCGCCGGAGGGAAAAAAGATCGGCGCCTATATTCTTTTGCCGCTCGGCCATGCCTCGGCCTTGGAGCAGGCACGCCAGGCTGCCTACCGCGCTATGCACAAGGCGCTTGACGGCGGCGCGTCGGTCGATGAGGCTGTCCGCCAATCTGGCCTCTCGCGTTTCACGGTCATGCGAGAGAAGAAACGCCGCCAGAGCAACGAGACGCCGCCACTCCTAGCGATGATGATCGAAACCAAGCGCTGACAGAGTGCTAGCCCGGTATCAGCTGCTACCGGCTCCAAATCCCAGAAATCAGACCAGGTTCAATCCATCACTCACGATAGGATGAACGGCCGTGCAATCGACAATCGACACGCTGATGGAGGGCGGTGGCCAGGGCGGTGCCGGCACCGCCGTCAAAGATGCTGCCAAACGCCTGAATTGCGAGGAAGCCACGCTCCTTGCGATCCTGGAAGTGGAAAGTCGCGGCGAGCCTTTCGACGCCAAGGGCCGGCTGATCATCCTCGTCGAAAAACACATCTTCCGCCGCATGCTGCCAAGCAATCTTCGCACCCGCGCTGAGGCGCTCGGTCTGGCGGTACGCGGATGGTCGCGCAGCAACTATGGCGGCCAGGGTGGCCCTGGGGACGATCGCCGTTGGGCGCTGCTCAAGCGCATGACCGAGCTGCACGAAACAGCTGGCCTGAAATCCGCCTCCTATGGCGGCCCTCAGATCATGGGGTTCAACCACCAGGCGGT